CAAGAGCATCTAATCCTGATACTTACAATAGAGATAATTACATAGATGGAGCTGCATATCTATCTATGACAAACGCACTACAAATGAAAAAAAATGGTGATTTATGAACACAGATTTGATTGAAAAAATATTGCGTAAAAAATATGGATGGGATCAATTTCCATTACCAATTATTCGTGTGCCAAAACAAATAGAAAAAAAAGTAGTGCAATTAATTGAATATAAAAAAAAGGTTTTAAATGGGAAAAAATCTTAATAATATTAATAACAATTCTAAAGTAGCTAGAACAAGTCAAAAACAAGCAAGTCCATTGACAGAACTGTTTTTAAAAGAACATGAATTTTTTGTGCCACAAAGCAAAAGAGCTTTAGCAAAATCATTAAAGAAAAAAAAGAAAAGAAAATGACACCAAGACAAAGCAAAATATTAAAATATGTCAATAAGTTTTGGGATGAGAATAGTTACTCTCCAACATTACAAGAGATAGGAAAAGGTTGTGAAATTAAAAATGTTACAAGTGTTTTTAATAGTTGCAACTATTTAGAAAAGCGAGGTTACATAACCAAGTTAAAGAATACTAGGAGAAGTATAGAGCTTACAGAAAAAGGGAGGATAAGTGCTTAAAATAGAAAAAGATATACCTGTGCAACCAAAACGAGAAAGTAATAATACGAGAGTTGTAAGAGAAATGAGTTTTGGAGATAGTGTGTTTTTTCCAAAAGATAAATTAATTTATAAAAATCAAGGTACTAGGTGGTTTCCAGTAAATGTAGATAGCTTTTATAAATTATTACAGAAAAGAGCAAAAAAAATTAATGGTAAAGTTATTTCACGCAGAATAAAAGATGAAAACAACAATTTAAGTGGATTTAGGGTTTGGTTACTAGATAAAGATGCCTAAACAAGATTCTGAAGAACAAATTAAAGAATTAAAAACTAATTTAAAATTTGTCAGCAAACAATTAGAAAAAGCATACGATAAGAATAGTAAACTTCGTGTTGAAAATATTGAATTAAAAAACAAATTAAAATCTATCATTCCAACAAGTGTAAGTGAATCCAAGATATAGTTATTTTGAGAAGGGAAATCCATTTAACGAATGGCATAGAACAATTGATAATTTAGCTGCTGTTGATGTTGACCTGGTTGAAGTATGCAGTAAATGTTATCAACCATTACTACTGATTGAACACGCATACGATAAAGGTCAAACATACAAAAATTGTACGGCAACAATGAAGTTGGCTAGGCAAAGCAAAATTCCTGCAATGCTAATTTTTTATAAAGATATGAAAACTTTTAGAGTGAAAAAACTATATCCAACGATGGAGAATGAAAGAACAGTACAAGCATCAACTTTAGTCAGATATTTACGAAAACTACACAATTTGCATAAATGTTTCTGAAAAAGTGTCTTTAAATTAAGCGAGAATGAGGTTTAAGCAGGAGGTCTGTATGATTAGACCTCCCAAGTTAATTAGTAAATTCTAGCTATCAATTTGCTCATATCCTGCTGTGCATTAGGATCGGAAAAGGTTGCGTAGCCAATTTGTGTCTTTGTATCGTTATGACCTACACGAAGTGCTATTGTTCTTGAATCAACTCCGCTTTTTTGCCATTCTGATATAATAAATCGTCTAAACATCTTTGTATCAACGATGCTACTATCAAAGCCAAGTTTATCACATTTAGATTTAAGATAATCTAAACTGTATTTATAACCGACATCAAACAAATGACCTGATTTTATAGATTTCTGACGAGTATATGTGTCAAAGAAATATTTTAGTTTTTTCGGTATTGGTACTATTCTTTCACCCATCATAGCATCAGCGACACGCAATTTTGCAGCTTTTGTGGGTGTTATTTTGCTATTTCTAACATTTCTTGAATTTCTAATTGTAATAGTTAAGTTATGCCAATTAAAATCCTCGTAAGATAAACCTGCTGCTTCACCCCATCGAATGCCAGTTGGATATTGAATTATATAAATAAATGACAATTCCTGGAATTTATGAGCAAATCCATTCTCAGAATAATCACCGATTTCATCACGATTTAATGCACTATTAAATGTGTTTTCCAAACTTATCAGTAATTTTTTCGCTTCTTTCGGTGTCATTGCTCTTGGTTGATGCAATGGTCTATATTGGGTTGGTTTTTCTTTATACCTATGATGTGGAGATTGAAACCAGTTCAATTGCTCTGCTTTCGTCAACAAAGAATTAAGAAAGTTTCTTACTCTTTTTGCTTTTGATTTAGAGAATTTATGCTTTGCAAACATATCATCTAAGAAATCAGAGTACCATTCATAAGTAATATTCGATAATGGAAAGTGAATTGCTTGTTTTTCATCACCATTACCAAGTATTTTAAATAAAGCTTTTCTACTGTCCTTATATCGTTCAACAGTATCTTCTTCTAAACCTTCTTGATCAAAGACATCAAGACGTTTTAGCTCTATTCTCTTATCCCATTCTTTTTCAAGTTTGGTATTTACATGACCAATGGTATAGCCATTATCACTCAAAGATGGTGTTTTATTCTTATATTCTTTTTCCCATTTAGTAGCATTCTCAATAGCAATGTACCTTTTAGGATGTAAGAATTTTTTTATTTTTGTTAATCCGTTAGGATCTTCATATTTTATAACAACTTGGTAAACCTTTTTACCACGATGTGTTACATTCCAAATTTTCATAACTACTCCTTTATCTACTCTACACAAGAAAATTTAATTGTGTAAATGTAGAGTGAAAGTAACATAAAATAGAAAAAAAATGAAGTATAAATAGGTATGAAAATATGGGAGAATAGCTTGATTTTGTTAAATTAGAAGGGTGAAATACGGTCTTGAAAACCGTTTTTGAGGTAGGAATTCTGGGAAAAATTATGTGCTAGGAGTGAAAATAGAGTGAAAATAAAAAAAATATTTTTGTGGCGGAGAGTGAGAGATTCGAACTCTCGATAGACTTGCGTCTATGCTAGTTTTCAAGACTAGTGCATTCAACCACTCTGCCAACTCTCCCTAATACTAGGAGAGCCATATCATAATTAAATAGGAGTAGAAGCAATAAATTGACAAGAGAATGCAGCAGACACATCTTTATCTTTAAATGGCTGATCCACTCTTTCTACGATCTTATCAACTAGCTGATTGCAGGTTTCCCAATCTTCAATCTCTCTGCCAATTTGTGCATTATAAAAGCACAGATTGGTATTAGGTTGAATGTTCAGGAAACATACAACAGCTACAATTTTAAACATTACTTTTTCTTTTTGCCTTTTTTGGTAACTTTTTTAGTTTTAACCATTTTGCCAAACATCATTTTACCATCTTTTTTCTTACTTCTTTTCTTCATTCCTCTTGCCATGAATATCTCCGTATTGTTGTCTTACGAGTACGGTATCTGCAAAATAATCATTTGACCAATGCTCGTAATAGTTAGTTTTTCTCAAAGATGAACTGCCATCTTCAAGCTTTTGATAGCTCTGTATCAAAACCATATAAAATTCATTGTCTGGCTCAAAATCATCACTTTCTAAGAAATCTATTTCTTCATCGTCAGGATAACTGGCAATTAAGTAAACATCTTCTCTTACAAAGACTTTATTAAGAGCATGGACATAATCGTTTAATTCGTCTGCTGTTATGTAAAGATCTGCACAAGCAACAATGACAACATCATATTTGCCAAATTGTTTTGCCTGGTCAACAACTTCATTAAGAAAATCTTTAGAGTCTTTTACCTCTACAATTTTTAATTTATCTTCTTCTCTAGTTTTCTTGGCAAACGGACATACTGGCAAGTTACCAAGATTTACATTTGGCTTTTCAATAAAATATTTAGACCAGGTTAAAATATCCTGTGTAATTGTTCGCTTCACCTAAATCGTCTAGTTTTTTTGGCAATGCGTTTTGGTTGTTTAGAATGTTGTTTACCTCGTCTTGTATCTCTACGTTTAGCTCTAGTAGTAGAAGCATATTCGGATGCTGTCATAGATTTGATTGCAGCTTCAGGTAAATATCGTTCACCTGTTTCACTACTTTTCTTACCTGACTTTGTTCTCCATTTTTGCTTAGTCCAATTTTTAAGACTTCTTTGACTTTTTTTTAGAGCCATTCTTTTTCTTTCCTAATTTTTTAAAGTCTGCTGCTGTAATTTTTCCAAATGGTCTAGCAACATCAATCTTCTTTTGTTTTTTGCTTAATCTTCTTGGCATTAGTTTTTATATCCTCCACCTGCTGCTTTATACTGCTTGGCTAACATTTGTGCTTTACGACCAGACCATTGACCAGGTTTACCACCTTTAGATCCTGCCATAATTTTATTAAATAATCTTTTTCGCATCGCAGGTTTTGTATAGTTACCTGCTTGATTAACTTTAGATTTAGTTTTCTTTTTCATATCCACTCATCTTGTTTGTATGGAGAATGCTTACAATCAAAACACATCCACTTATCACCAATACCAAGAATAAGATCAATTGGATCACATTCTTTGCATTGACGGTTTCTTTTTTTTATATCCATCATTTTTTCACCACCAGGTAATTCTTGTGGTTTCTTTTCAGGAAATAAATCAAAATA